TTCACACGGGAGTTATCCGGCAGAGCTAACGTACTGTTAAGGCTTGTGAATTAGAAAGAACTTCTGGTTCATTTGTACCAATAGGTCGCTTAGCTCAGCGGGAGAGCGTCCCCTTCACACGGGGAAGGTCATAGGTTCAATCCCTATAGCGACCACCATTTATTGCAACAAAATCAAGCTCTAATGCCTCCGCTGCATCCATCATGTGGTGTGGGGAATAGCGGGCATAGACCCTTTCTGTAATCCGGCTGTCTGAATGCCCTAGATACTGGGCGATCTTTGCCATTGGTATTCCTTCGCTTGCCATCCACACGGCAGCGCTGTGCCGAAATACGTGTGCTGTCACGCCGTCGATTTTCGCCTTCTCTCCTGTCTTAGCCAGCGACCTCTTGACGGACTTTATCGGCTTCCCATCCCATTCGATAACATATTCGCATGTTGCTGCACGGCGGGCATCCTGAAGTGCGGCCCTGATTGTTTTATTCATTGGTACGCTGGCGCGTCCCTTGCGCCTGACGTTAGATTTATCGGCAAGGTGGATGATGCCGTTCTCAAAATCCACACGATCCCACGTTAATTGAAGCAATGCGTCTCTACGACCGCCTGTCGCGATAGCCAAAATGATGAACAGGCGAATATGCTCTGTCGTCGCATTGTCCTTAAGCGAGTTCACTTCCTGCCTCGTCAACCATCTGTCGCGAGGCTCTGGCTTGGCAACCTGCTCGATGTGAGGCGCTTTGCTGATCCTGCCCTTCTTTTCTGCCCACGACAAAACAATGCGCAGATGATTTAGCTCGGTCCATATGGTCCCATCTGATCGGCCATTTGGAAATTTCTCATCAGGCTTGCGTCTGATCGCGATGTAATCACGAACAGTTTCATCACCGATGCTTTCCGCTTCCCTCCCTTCAAACGTACCTTTCAAGGCCTTCCATGTGTCGATCATGCGTTCAGCAATGACGCGGCCTTCCTTATCCTTTCGGTACGCTTCCCACAAAACATCAACAGTTTGACCGGGGGCTGTTTCAGCCTCCCGGTTCAGTCGGTCTATTTCTGACTGCGCTACCGCCTTGTCTGTCGTCTTAAGCGTATAACGTCGGCGGGTGCCGTCCTCCCAACTGACGGCGCAGTATTTTCCTCGGAATTGACCGAGACGGTATTTCGGCATTGATAGGCCTCCACGGCTGAAGGTGAAATTCGGAGAAGCTTCCCGACCCGGAATGCTTCAAGTTGGCCGGAATTGATCATGTTCCGTATCTGGCGGGATGAACATCCCCAGAGTTTCGCCACGTCTTCAGGACGATAAGCGTATTGATGTGTCATCGTATTTACCTCTCAAAGCCTCCGGTGCCCGCCCTTGGTTGACGTTGAAAAGTAGAACTCCCTGATGCTGGTATCACTTTCCCGCCTCCTTCCTTTCGGCTTCTCCCGCCGCTTTCAGCCATTTCTCACGCGAGACGATAACGTCTGCGAATACAAGGTCTTCACGACCGAATACATGCTTCAAGGCCCATCTGATGCGCGACCAGAAAGATGACTGCCGGGAGGATAGGATTTCGACGTTCAAACTGCCGTCTACATCCTCATCCGGGCATACTCGAACCAAATGATCGGCGCTGAAGCATCGGCACGGAATATAATGGTAATCGGGTTCGTACATCCTCACTCCCTTTCCCGCAGTGCGCGCTCAAGAGCTTCTGTCGCTTCATCTGACAGTTTCCAATGCTGTTTGGCGAACATCAGTACGTCCATAATCGCGCTGCGCAATCTCAGTATTTCTGCTTCCAGAAAACCGATGTACTCCGCATCGGCATGACGTTCTGTCTGAAGGATTTTCAGTTCCGTTTCAGCATCAGTCATTCTTGGCCCCTTTCCCGCAGAGCGGCGCGGCTCCACTGAATATCTTGGCAAATGACGTTCCAGACAAACAAAGGTGCGCCGCCTGCCGACCAGCCAAGTTCACGGGCCTTTGCGAAGACTTCGGCGCGTCCTGTGTCGTCAATCAGCTTTTCGATGTATTCCTTGGTGAGGCTCATTCGGAACCGCCTTTCAGGGCTTGGCGACCGATAGGGGCGATGCGAACCGTTGTCGGGTCTGTTTTGTAGAACCAAGGGCCGCACCCACCGCACCATATATTTCCGAGCGCGCAGTTGATGGCGTCTTTGAATTTTTCGTTGGTGGATTTTCCGTCGATGACGAAAGGTGTCGCCCAGCCAATCGGTCCCCATTGCCACCAACCCCCGCCTTCTGGAGACCAATAGATGGCGACGGTTTCGCCCGCGTGCTTCCCATCCGCGACATCGCCAACAATTATATATTCATTCGCGGCCATCTACTCACCGCCTTTCAGGGCTTGGCGACCGGCTTCCGAAATGACATCGGGTGGTCCATAACGGACATATTCATGCTCGCCGGGTTGGGCTTCGATCAAGCCTAACTTTCGCAATCCGCATGTCTGTTCGTCACTCAGAAATCCTGTCGGATGTTTCGGGGAAAGCCATGCCATTTCGCCGTCTTGGCTAAAGACCATGACGTGGCCAGCATTCAGAGCTTCCAAAACTTCACGTTGCGGCGCTGTCAGCTTCATTCGCTCTGCTCCCCAAGTGCGGATGCGGCGAGCATCGGCTTCCAAAGAACGCCGCCGTAGTACCAATTCTCCCCACATGCATCCAGCATCCCCTCTGTCGGCTCCTGTAGAGCGGCGCGGATGGTCCCGGCAGCAGCTTCGGCCAATTGCGGATAAATGCGCGACAGCGGCTGCGCGATAAGCTCTTTGCGCCGTTCTTCCATTGCGGTCGCAGCTAGAGCGATGAGTTCCTTACTCGGCATGGTTGGCCTCGTTCGTATTGTCAGCGGGTTTTGGAACGCCGCGTAGTTTGAAGAAGTCATCTGCTGCGACAATTGCGCGACCAAGTGCCGTTCCAAGAGCCGTAGCCTGATCTTTCATCGGTGACGCCGCATATGTGTTCATCATGTGAACGGCGGCGGTCAGGAGCATCATCGTTCCTTCAGCCGGATCGCGCCCGGTGTTCCGGCAAATCTCGCGGGTCACAGCCTCAATAGCGAGAATGCAGGACTTCGGTTCATCTGACATTTTCACGTTCATCTTAAGTTTCATCGTGCATCCTCACTTGGATAGAAATAGGCTGGGTGGCCGACAGTCTGGGCCTCACGGAATGCCTGCAAGGCTTCATCCCAAGCCTTTTGCGCATTGGCGGATAGACCTTTCAGCGTGTCTGAAAATTTCTTCTGCGCGGGCTGGCTCACTTGCTGGCCTCCTTTGCGCGCAAGAGGGCGATGCAGACTTGGATTGGCAACTCTTTCGCCTGTTCCGGCTTTTTGAGGCAAATGTGCCAGTCATATTTCTTGCCTAGTTCGCTGATTGCTTCACGTAAAAGATCGATACCTTTACCCGGCAACACCCTCTCAGCCAGCGCTATAGCGGCGTCTACAGAGGCGGTGTAGGCAGGTGGAAGCGGCAAATCAGGCCCATCGGTGAAATAAACCCACGGATCGCCATCGTCGTTATAAACGATGTTTTGGATGCGATCTTTCGGCCAGAAGTCCGTTGCCAACGCGATGGCTACATCCATCGTGTACCGAGGCCCAGTTAGTTTGGATAGGCGGCCGATGAGTGCGCTCATGCTAATGCCTCCTTGGCAGACAGAAGCTTCATGCCTGGCACTGGAAGGACACGAATTGGCCCTTCCGAAAGTGCTTCGATCATCGGTAAAAGCATCTGCATATAATCTTGGTTGAGCACTACGACGCCGAAAGAACCATCTGACAGTTCAACAGCGATCTGGGCGATTTTTAGGTTGGCTTTCACGGCTTCCCTCCCAGCACGGCGCGGGCTTTGCGAATGTCACTGGCGGTGAACAGAACATTCCCATCTAGATCAACCATATAAGGGTGTTTATCTGGAACGTGTCCGAGGCGACCTTCTGGAACTGTTGACACTGGTATCTTAGCAAACGGCTCCAGCGCCTTTTCAGCAGCAGCGAACTTCTCCTCCAAGGAGTCTATTGTCTTCTCGTAACCTTCCTTACGATTTTCATACTCTTCGTGGTATGTTTCGAGCTTGGCCTCGAGGGCTTCGATCTGGCGCATCTTAGCGGAATAGATTTTTCCAGACGATTTTACTACATGCTCCAACTCCTTAATCCGCGCATCCTTCGCCGCGTTGTCGGCTTCGGCTGATTTTGCAAGGTCAATAAATTGACTGTGCATTTCGGTGTATTGTTCCTGCCAATGCCGAACCTTGGCCCGTTCCGCTGCCAATACCTCCTCAGCCTGCGAGCGGGTGACGAGTTCTTCGTTATGAATGTCGGGCCTTGGGTGTTTGCTTTCGCTATATGTCCAGTTGACGTAATCGACATGACGGTAACGATAGCCCACCGTCTCCAGTCCCGTATCTGTAGCGGCAGGCGCGGGGCGGGTGTTCATGGCGTCAACAATTTGCTTGGCTTTGTGGGTTTTCATCGTTGCAACCATGGCTCCATGATCGTCATAGACCCACGAATAGGCATCTTCGCCTTCTGGGCCATACTTAATCTCGTATCTCCACGGCTTCACTTCACTCGCCATGACGGTCGCCTCCTGATGGGTGGGTGATCGCTACAGGCTGAGACGAGAGGGCGCGGATGGCGGCGGCTGCATCTGCGAACAAGTCTTGTGCAGCTTCAATATCGACAATATCGAAGGTGCCGCCTTCTTCGGTGTCCATTGAACCTTCATATTGAAGGCCAGCATCAAGGCGTTCCAGTAGCTCTTTCAGGTCGCCTTCCTCCAGCACAGCCGCTCTGCCAGCGGATGGCTCTAGGGTGGACAGGATGTGATTTTCCGTTGCTTTCATCACCCACCAATCTAGGCAGTCATGGACCGTAATTGTCTGTCCACGGACCCCAGAAGTAGCTTTTCGCATAGCTTTAGCTGCCGCATCTATGATTACTTCATAGTCATCTTCACCCAACGTCTTCACCTTCACCCCTTGCACGGGGAGGAAGGGGATAGCATCAGTGACAACCAAGTCTCCAAGCTGAAAGGCTGAACTTAAAGCCTGAAAGTAAGCTTCGCGGTCGTCAGCATCGTTCGATTTGAAAGCCTTCTTACGCAAATCGTTGATCTTGGTGGCAAGCTCCGTCTTTTCACTCGCCATCCAAACTTTCAAACGGTCTTTCCCGCGCAATTGGCGCTGTACGGCTTCTTCCGGTAGGGTGGTCATGGCTTGTGCGTCCACCATCACCGCAACTCCTTCATCGCAGCGACGAAATCAATGATCGGGTCAAGATCGATGCGCGCTTCCGATCCATCATCGAGGATCATAAACAGCGTATTGCCTTCGCAGCGGTGCAGTGATGCATCTTCATCGAAATAATCGGACACGTTATCAAGCTGGCACTTTGCTCGAAAAATCAGGTCTTCGTAGTCAATCATCTGGGTCAGTTTCATGATGAAATACCTTCGCTAACAGGGCGACCGAATATGTCGCGCTTACGGGGAGGGAGGGGTTTTGTGAGGCGTTTTGGCTGCTTGTCCTTGGTGGCAAGCTTTGAAGACGGCGATTTGATACCCAGGTGTTTATCCTGCTGCCGGTTCACCTTGGCACGCACAGTGGCTTCAGCCTTGGTCTTGGCCGTGTGCTCTTCCTTGCAAATCGCATGGAGATTGCTTTCGCGATGCTCTCCGCCTAGCCAGAGCGCGACCTTGTGATCGAATTCCGGTTTGTTGCCGGGGCCGAATGGCTTACTCGACAATGCACAACAGCCACCCTGACGGTTTACGATCCGACGCTTTACTGCATCAGGGATAGCAGCATCGTCGTTCTTGCCGATCCATTCCTTAACGGTGCGGGCCATTAGTTCGCCTCCGGCAGATCATTGATCTGTTCCGCGCTGAGCTTCGACAGGTTGGCAACGCGCCATTTGTCAAATTCCTCATCGTTCTGCATGACTTGAGACAAGAAGATTGACACAGCATCGACACGACCGAGGGTAGGTTTATCAACCCATGACGGTGCGTTCTGTTTGATGCCACGATACTGGTCACGCATAACGTCCAGATCGCCGCCGATCATTGCCGAGGCGATAAGCATGTTGACCGAGTTCAGTACCCATGCATCGGCGTCAGTATCGGTAAAGGAAGGTTCAGACGCACCCTGTTCGCCCGCATCCGGCTCGCTGGCTGGCGTTTCAGGTTCCGGCGGCACATTGTTCGTCTGGGCCGTTGCCGGTTCTGCTGAGAACGGGTTTTCAATCTTGGCGTGATCCGAAATAGCCTTGACGGTTCCGATGAACATTTCTTCAACGGTCGCTTCACCATTCTTCAAAGCCGAATACATGCCGCGCAGTGTCGCGATATGATCGACAGTGATGTCTTCCTCGCCCTGAACGCCAAGCGATGCAAAAATCTGATCGGGCTTCACACCGAATGCTGCCAGAGCTTTGAAAGCCTTTTCACGGTTTTCGGATAGCGTGGTGATGTCGCCAGTGATGGTTGCCTGAACCATGTCATAGGCTTTGCGCCACAGAGGTTTAGGAACGCCAGCAAGGATCGCGTTGCGCATGGCTATAGAGCAGGCCGCATTGCCGGTGACGATAATCATGTCATCCTTGAACACGCGGCCGGCTCTGTCAGTGATGCGGCGACGAACACGCGCAGTTGATGCGGCGTTTGTTTCCAGATCGTGGAATACGCCTTCTGCTTCGATGTATCCTTCCGTCTTATCAACGTGGACAACGCGAGCGGCAGCGCGGCAATTGCCGTATGATTGCTTCAGTATCTCAGCAAATCGGATCGATGGGCCACGGATAGGCTTGCCGCCGCGAGGAAGGGCATAGATGCATTCTTCCGCACTTTCCTCATCCAGTGTTGCCATACCAAGAATGTTCGACTGTACGCGCTTCAATGAGCGCGGGAACGCATGGGCTGTCGATACCAGTTGGTCGATTTCGGCTTTCTGTAACTGCACAGCCATACTCGTTGAAGCTAGAGCTGTTGTTTCTTCAAAAACTTCGCCGTCCTGGGTGATAATTTCTTGGTTCATTTCAGGCTCCGATAAGCTTCTGCTGGTACCAAACCGGAAAATCCGTTTCCGTGGCTTCTTCAAGTGGTGTGGATGGCACCCATGCCGTGTCGGTACCGAACTCGCCCATGAAAAGGCGGTAGTTCTCGACGGCTTGGGCGATACGTTCGGCGGCTCTGTCGAACAGTGGGTTGCCCGGTGACAGCATTATACCGTGCGATATCGGCGCGCCCTTCTTCTGCCAGAACACGAATACGAAGGCGAAAACCGGGTTGCTGACTACCTTGGAAAGCCATTCCTCTTGACATGCCGGCAGACCGAAAACCTTCCCGGCCCGGAATAGTCCCTTCATCTGGCGGCGACCGTCCGAATAATGGCCGGCGGAAACGATATAGTCGTAGCTGGCCATCGCATCCCGGCAGGCTTGCTTGAACTCTTTATCGCTCCGGTTCTCGATAGACTTCAGATCGACAATCGAATTGATCTGGAGATAATCGAAGCGAGCTTTGTAGCGGATGCCGTTCACGGTCCAGAACACCGAGACTTCCGGCTGTCCACCTTCGAATGCCCGCGCCAGCGTCTTGTTGGCCTTGATGAAGGCCGATGCCGCAAGGATTTTCGAATAGTCCTTGAACTTCACCGGCACCTTACCGGCGGCTACAATCGCTGCGATTTCATCCTTCCCGGCCTTGACGTTACCTGGGTTCACATATGCCGCGTGGTTCTCCTTGAACTTCTCCACGCCTTCGAGAACGCACATGTGAAGCTGGCGACCGAATATCTTAGCCGGGGTGTCGTCGTCATCGTCACGGGCCGGGTTCATCGGGCTATCCCACCAGAAATCCGGTGCGTTGCCGATGAGCTTTTTCAGACCCGTTGAACCAAGGGCAGGATCAGCGTGATATTCCTCGTCAGACATACCGAAGTAGATGCCGTCCTCATGCAAGGTGTCAGTCACGATCACCTCCACGCTTCAAAACCCGCATAAACCGCTTGAGCAAAGACTGCTGTGCATTCCCGTGCGCGGTCTGGATTTTGCGAAGCTGCTTGTTCACGATCTTTTCGCAGTCGGAGCAGATGTCGCGGATATCGTCGGTCCGATAGATTTCTCGGACTTCGTTAACGTAAGCCGAATGCTCATTGCAGATGTCGCACCTAGGCATAATTGCCTCCGCGTGCTCGTATCATTGCATCGGCCATCGCGTAGCATTTGTGAGCTAGAGCATCTGCGTCTGAGCCGTGGTCTGTAACTGGCCATCCAGCTAGTGCTTGACCTGCGAAGTAATCGCGGAGGTCCATGCCATCCTGTTCATAATTCCCACCGAGGGACGTTTCAGCCATAGGGCGAGGAAACGCCGGTCCACCTGTCTCTATCTTCGACATCACGCGGCCTCCGGCTTGCGGAACGTGTAGGCTTCAAAGTCGTCTGACTTAGGAAGTCGGTTGAATACATCGGTGTCACCGTAAGCCGTAATCTCAAGCGACCCGGCGTCAGTAGTGATGCGGATTTCGTGCATGTTGCCGTTTTCGATGAATGTCCGGCAGAGTTCGATCTTCTGGACACCGTGCAAGGTGATTTCTGCTGTCTTGCTCACATCACTCTCCCGAAAAATCTGCCAGCCCGGCTTCCAGAGCGCGGACGTATTCAGCGTTCTCGGCTGCTAGTTCGCTCTGCATCTGGATTGCTGTCTGGATTACCTGTTGCGTGAACCGATCCGGCTTCTGTCTGTCGTGGCCGGATACGTGGATTGTCTGGGCGCGGGGCTTGCCGCTTACTTGGATGATGGTAGTCATGCGGCCCTCGCTCGTATCTCGAAGCCTTTGAAGCGTTCGTCGTACTCACCTTCTAAAACCCGGAAGATGGTTTCACGATCGCCAGAGCGCAGCATGGGCTCAATCATCGGCCAGAGCGTTTCACTGGCGTAAAGGCTCGTCCCATCGTGCCAGCATGGCTGACCAATTACTGGGCAGTTGATGTGGTCCGGGGCTTCATCGCAACGGTAACCAGAGGATGCCGCATGGTGAAATTCCATACCGGCAGAAGGGCCATATCCTTCGGTAATCGATACATGGAAGTGAACGCCGCCCATCGGGCCTACGAGTTCCCAACAATGGCGAGCCGAACCGAATGGCTTGGTCCATGTGTATTTGTGGTGACGGAAACGGGACATAACGAGCCTCACACTTTCTCGGCCAGACACACGGCCCATACTGCAAACGTTGCGATGAAGGTTGAAACGGCTACAAAGGATGCGATGTCGGTGATCAGGTCACGCATGGTCACTCTCCCTGCGCATCTCGCGCATATGGTCGGCATGATCGTCGGCTGCTTGCTGGGCTTGTTCTTTGGCCTCTGACATCAGCCATTCGTTGAACCCACGAGCATCCATGAAGCGGTCACCAATCGACCAAGGCAGCTTCAATTCATCCTCGCCATCGAGGAAGCGAACGCTGTCTATTTCAACAGTTGGGTTCTCTGCTGGATCAGTCGCCGTTGCTGGCAGGAACCTGGTAACAGTGAACTTGACTTCCATCGTCAGTTCGAACTCAGTGCCACATTCCCAGCCGCTGATATGGACATCCTGACGTGCGATAAAGCTATTCACGGCCTCGTCCTCTTGCTCTGGCACAGCGCGATAAAAGCGACGATCAGTGCCATGGTGATTAGGTGATCGAATGGGGAGAGGGTCACTTCACCCTCCGCTGGCAAACAACTTCCGTGGTCATCAGACGAAGCGCCTCGTAAGGCCCGGTCTGATATGGGCGGTGAATAAGATCGTTCGCGTGGTTCACGATGCCCTTGCCAACAAACTCGCAATCCTCACGGTCCCAGAATGGCCCGATCTGCTGCGTTACCCGGTTCTCGATCAGGACAAACCCAACATGCGGATCATGTGGACGGGTGGCCGGTACGACGGACAGAGCCGTGGAAATCATCAGTGCAGAGAACATCAGGCTACTCCCCGATAGATCGATGGTGATTTGAAAGACCGCTCATGGCGGACCTGATTGCGCCGGTCCTCTTCTTCCTCGAAAGCCATCTGCTTGAAGAAAGGCGTGTCCTTCACCCACAGAGGCGGGTTGTCGAAATCGCCAGAAAAGTACGGTGCGGCCTGTTCGTTGATGTTCGTCCCGGTCAGGGTCGCGCAATCAAACAGGATGATGTCTGTTGCATTCCGGTATGTTGCCTCGTTAGCCACATCGAAGAACGTGGCACCGGAAACCAACATCGGATCGAACCATTCCCAGCCCGAAGACGTGGGCACCTTCAGCAAGATGCGATCATCAGTATTCAAGGCTAGGTCTGACATCGCTCGATCCCTTGGTGAAATCTCGCGGTCCAGATCGGCGAAGGCTTCTTCGTGAACCGCTTTGATGACCCTATGTAAGCCATGCCTACCTACATTGTCAAACGAAAAAAGTAGGCATAACCTACAAAAAAATTGACACGCGATGTAGGTAGGGACTATTGGTGAGGAAATCGAAGCAGCGACGAGGGTGCAATTCCCTTGCTGATGAAGCTGCAAGCGCGGGGGTCGTAAGTCCTACGGTGCTGTCAGAAACAGAGGACGAGTGGCCGAGAGGCGCTCTAGCGTGTGTCCCATTCCCGGCTCCGGCCTTCAGGACATGCTAAACGATCCCCCACCTCTGGGAAGGCTTTTGTCTTTCTGGGGGTAGGGGGGTCTTTAGCTGGAACCCTTCCCCCACCAACCTTCAGAACAAGAAATCAGAGATAAACACTGAAACGTAAGACAGTAAGCGTTGAGAAAAAACGCGCAAACAAAAACCCCGCCGAAGCGGGGCTCAATTAGGCTGGTTGATCTTCTGGAGCATCAGCTACCCTGTGGATCAAATCGAGAGTTCTCAGTCGATACTCCATAGCCATTCGGGATACGTCAAACAGCGTTGCGAGTTCGCGAATGGTATTAACTCCCTTGTCCAGTTCGTTCTCAATTGTCTTCCTGGGCATAAGAAGACTAGCTGCGAACCTATTGGCCTGAACCTCGTGCTGGTAATCCAAAGGCTGAGCGGGGTTTCTGTTCGCGTACTCGTCGTACAGGCGATCAAGGTGCCTGTGCTTTTTCAAGAGATCGCGATGCTTGAGGAAATGTCCAAGCTCATGTGCTGCTGTAAACCGCTTTCTCTGTGGGCCGTCATCGCTGTTAACGGCAATCGTGCACGTCCATCCATCATACTCAATGAAGCCAGATTGTCCTTTAGGCATCGGACGTTCAACATACGTGATCCCGATTTCACTGATGATTTTTTTGACATCAACGGGCGGCGTCAGCGCATACTTCATGATGATTTCATTCTCATCTTCGTATCTGATCATGGCTTATCTCCGTCCAAACTATCTATGATGTCTTGCGGCTTTCCTTTTGAGGTCTGCACTTCATCGAGTGTTTTTTCCACGCTGCGCTGCTCATCGAGCTCACGACGAAGCAGTGCGAGTAATTCTGACTTTACCATATTCTCTGCAACTTGCTTAGCAGTATCGTGCGCTTTCCGCTCTGCAATGATCGCGATGTAGCCGAAGCCAACGAGCGCAAAAATTGCCAGAACAGTTTGCAGGACGGTGATCGACATGGAAAGCGTATCCATATCGACTTTCACAGTTCCGCTCGTGTTCCATAGGTAAAGAAAGAAGGCGAGCCATACGGCGTGAAGGCCGATAGATACACACCACTTAACCATCCCGCCCCCTGTCAGCCTAAGCCACCCCGGCCAATGCAATGAAGTGCACAGACACAACCTGGTCGTGATCGAACGTTAGTTCCTTCGGCGGGTTGAACTGCGACAGTACAAGCTCTTCAGCATTGTGACGAACGAACCGTTTCACGTAGGCGTGTGGTGGCTCATGCTCATCGAACTGAATTTGAGCGACGACATAATCACCCTTCTTGACCCGACGGCGCGGATCGACGAAGGCAACTTCCCCATCCTCATAGCGCGGGAACATGCTGTCACCGGATATCTGGACGCCATATGCACCTGCGATTTCCGCGATTTGCGGCGGTGCCATCACCTCATACAGAATAGTACCATTCATCAGAAACTGCCCGTCGATCCCGCCAACTGCCTGACCATAGACAGGGACCATTACACCGGAACCAGTTACTTTTTCGCCAATGGTGGCGTTGGGACTATCCGTCATTTCCCGCTTTGGACGGCCACTTTGCTTGATGGCGATTTTCACACCGTCTGAAAGCGGCGGCATTCCGTGTCCGGTAATATACCATTCGGCATCACCGCCAAGAAGCTCGGTAAGGCCAATCAGCTTATCGCTTCCGGGCTGCGTTGTATTATTTTCCCACTGGGTCACAGAAACGCGAGCTATGCCGAAATGGTCGGCAAGCTGTTGTTGCGTAAGCCCTTTCTGGGTCCGTGCTCGACGTATTCTATCGCCAATTGTTTCCATAGCGCCGTTGTAAATCCCGCCTACGTAAAAATCACCTACATATGACGCTTGACAAGGTAGGTAGGTATAGCCTACAACTTCCTACCATGATCGAGATTGTCGCAAAAGCAGCAGAGAATGTGGGAGGCGTCGTTGCGCTAGCCCGCGCTCTTAACATCAAGCACACCGCCATGTACTCTTGGAAACGTGTTCCTGCGGAGCGCGTTCTCGAAATCGAAAGAGTGTCTGGCATTTCCCGCCATGAGCTTCGTCCCGATCTATATGGGGAGAAAGCAGCGTGAACATGATCCAGTACCAGACGCCAGCAACTATCAATCCTGCCAGCGCGCAACTCCCGGCCACATACCAGAACGCAAAGAACGCGCTTTCCGAATGTGTTCAAATCGATGAATGCGTGACTTGGGCAGATAAGGCCGCAGCCCTCGCTTCTTATGCAAAGCAGGCCAACGACGATGAAATGATGAAGATGGCAACCCGTATTCGGGACCGAGCCATTCGTCGGGCCGGTGAGTTGCTCAAGCAGATTGAACCGGCAAAGGGCGGTGATCGTAAGTCGGAAGAATATCAAAGTACCGCCGCCGACACTTTGATCACCAGAAAAGAAGCCGCTGAACAGGCCGGAATGTCGAAGCGTCAGGCCGTCACGGCGATCCGTGTCGCGAACATCCCCGCCTCTGACTTCGAGCGTCAGGTTGAAAGCCCCAATCCACCCACTGTCACGAAACTGGCAGAGCAGGGCAAGAAAGCCGCTCCTAGGCCAGTGATCGATCTCAAAGGGCGCGATCCGAAAGAGTTCAACCGCTCCATGCATTTTGTTCAGGCGCTGGAAGGATATCAGCGCGAAGTCGAAGCCATGGCTCTCGACACCATTCTCCCTGTCTTGATCGACAGTGAGCGAGAACGCGTCCGCAAGGCTATTGCCGCGATTGACGCCACGCATGACCGCATCATCACAAGGATATGAGACATGGACGAATTTAAAATACGTTCTGAAATGCATCAGATCGTGGCCGAAAACCTCGCAAATGGCATCGTTGTGGATGTCGATATGCTGTGTCTCGGACTGATGGAAAAGCGAGGAACTATAGAAGGTGAAGGCGCTGAATTTTATCGCGTCCATACCTTCAAAGATGTGAAGCGTATCGCAAAGAGTGTCATCGGAAAATATGACGCCAAGGACACAACTGACGCGGAACTTCTCCTCCCGGGCTTCAAGCATCTCTGCAAAGCGTATCCCATGAAACGACAGGGCAAGAGCGTTCTCGTTCCTGTCGATCAGTGCAGCGATTTTGAACTTATCAATCGCGCCACGCAGCTTGAGGACATGGCGTCTGGTTGTCGGTCCCATGCAGGTGAAATCCGCGAATACGTTTTGGCCAGAATGGCTTCGGCTGCTTAACCCATTGCCTGCCGGGGACACCTCGCCCCCGCCTGTTACTCGGTAGGTAATAAGCCCGGAGATTTGATCTCCCTGACGGGTCTCCGGGCAACCCATTTCACAAAGGACATGACCAATGAACATCACCGGAAAGGATCGAAAGGATTATGCGCCGCCAAGCCACTTCCCTTCGGCTTTCGTGGTGAGTTCTCAGGCCAAGTCCACAAGACTAACTGGACGCCCGTATCAGTTTTCCAGGCTTTCCGGGCTGTCCGTTTCATCTTCATCACTAACCGTCCCTTTTAAACACCGGCACGTTTCGTCGCCCGGCTATGGATCAACACATAGCTGGAAGGACGAACAAGGTGTTGTCATTCAAGGACAAGAATATGTTGCAGTGTGACACAGTAGAAGCCCAACGAATGATGCGCGATGCGTTCCCTACGCGCCGGACTGGCAGCGTTAAGGCGTCGATCTATCAAGCTTATCGTGCACTCAAGCCACTGCTTATCAAGGATTTTACCCCGCGTCGGGCGCGCTCGATCTGGGAAGGTGCTGCTCGTCGTATCGACGGGGAGGAAATGGACGCCCTTCGGCAACTGAAAATTATGGAGGCTCGACGTGAGCGAGAAGAAGTCAGTGAAAGACTTGCCCAGCTGGATGCTGCGCTTGCCCTTCTGGATCAGGCGACGGCTAGCGGATCGCTGGCGGCGTAAGTCCAGAAAGTACGTGTTGTGGTCAGAGAAGATCATCCCTGAACACCTTCAGTTTGTAAGCCGGAGGAAAGACCATGAAACCGAGTGAGGAAGCACTGGCAGCCAAGATTAAGCAGCGGCTTGCTGCTGGATTTTCCAAGAGGAGCATAGCCACGGAACTCGGTATCAGCGTCAACGTGGTTTTCCGCCTTGGTAATCCTGAGCGGTACGCGGCTCAACTGGCTCGATCCAGTGAGAAGCGGAAAGAAAAACGCGCTGCTGTGAAGGAAGGTTTGGCCCGCCCGGTCAGCGATGCTGCGCTGAAGCGTAAAGCAGAAGCCGAGGCAAGAATGGCCGAGCGCCCGCGGTTTGATGACCGCAACAAGACTGGCGTTCTAATGGGCGATCCAATTTATCAGCGCAGCGCGCTTTACCAGAAACAACAGCAAGAGGCTCCGGCCCGGAGGTTCGCATGAACGACCGTTTAGGCATCCTGATAAATGCAGGTTGGTTTATGATCGCCGTTGCACTCATCTTCGGGCCAGTCTCATGCGTCGTGGCGAGGTACTGAGATGAGCAGGAACCAGCCAGAATTACAGGTCCACAAGGCCATCATGGCGTATCTGGACCGAGTACTGCCAAAGACAGTTAGAGCGTTTCACCCGGCGAATGGCGGGCGTAGAGACGCCAAGACCGGCGCGATGCTCAAGGCTCTCGGTGTGAAGGCAGGCGTTGCGGACATCGTTCTAGTTCGGCAGGGCGGCGTCATGGCCTTTCTCGAAGTCAAAGCTGGGAAGGGATCGCCATCGCCAGCACAACGAGACTGGCAAGACTGGTGCGCGGAGAACGCAGTGCCTTACGCCATCGTCAGATCGATAGGCGACGTTCAGACGGTTCTCTTGGACTGGAACATTCAGACGAGGGCGGCAGCATGAATGAGATTTCACTAGGACGACGCCTCTCTGATGTTGTTGCGGAATATGAGCACAAGAAAGCCGCAATTCCGGAAGCACTGGAAGCCTTTAATAAGGCTGGCAATGCCTTGAGGATGGCTTGCTCGATTGCAGGCGCCTACGGTCGAGAGAACCTTGACACGGGTCGCATTCACGACAGCGCGATGGAGCGCAATCTCCTGAAATCAGCCTGGTTCTTTGTTTATGACAAGTTGCAGATTTCTTATCTTGCAACAGCAGAAGACAAGCGGAAGTTCGAGCAGGAAATGGCGTCACCGCCGCCGTTTACGATGGACAATCTACGGGCCACCTTTGGACGGTATATCGAAGACCCTCGCGGCAACATCCTGCGCGGCTTGGCAGAAGTGTTTTGCCAACTGGACCCGGCATACAAAAGCCACGACAAGGTGAAGATCGGCGTCAAGGGACTGCCCAAGCGCGTCATTCTTTCGAATGTCGGCGGATATGGTTCATATGGCCGGGATCGTCTGATCAATCTTCTTAATGCACTGGCTGCGTATCAGGGGAAACCGCTTGTCGAATACGAAGAACTCAAGGCCGTTGATGACTATCACAGCTACGTAAAGGGGCACAGTGCTGGTCAGGTAGACATTAAGGGGCGAGGCGTAGGTATTCGAAAGTTCATGAACGGCAATGCGCATGTGATATTTGACGAGCAGGCGCTCCGCAACATCAACATGGCTCTGGCTGAGTATTACGGCGACGTGCTGCCGGATGCGACCGAAACCAAGCCAGAAAAGCGCAAGGAGAGCACAGCAGTCTCCAAAGACCTGCAATACTATCCGACACCAGAAAAGGTCGTGGAGCGCGTACTTGCGGAGCTTTACGACATAAAGGGTAAGCGCGTTCTTGAGCCTTCCTGCGGCTGCGGTCGCTTCATGGACGCGATACGCGCCAGCGGGGCCGAAGTTATCGGCTGCGAGGTCGATCCTGTCCGCGCGGCCATGTGCGAGGCCAAAGGCCATCGCGTCATGCGCATGAACTTCCTCGAAACGGTGCCTACGCCTTCGTTTGATCATGTCGTGATGAACCCGCCGTTCTACGGCAGGCATTACGCCAAGCATGTCAACCATGCTCTGAAATTCCTCAAGCCAGGTGGACGCCTAACCGCAATTCTTCCTGCAACGGCCCGTTATGACCACGGCCTGCTTGATGGCCGGTGGAATGATCTGCCTGTCGGTTCATTCAGTGAGAGCGGCACCAATATTAACACGACCGTTTTGACAATGTTTGCTGACAAGGCAGCGGACAGGAGGGCAGCATGAGCGTTGTAGCAGCAATTCGTCGGATGCTTTCCGACGGCCTTACAATCGAGCAGGCGCTTATCGCAGCCGAAGCAATCGAAAGCGAAGTAGCACCGAGACGAAAAGCCAAGCCGGTACAGGACGAGATCGAAGCCGAGTTCGAGCAACACTTCTGGCCGATCTATCCGCGCCGCGTCGGTAAAGGTCAGGCGCTCAAGGCGTACCGATCAGCCCGCAAGACTGCCGACTTGGAGACAATTGTCGTCGGCGTTCGCCGTTACGCGGCTGCCAGAAGCGGCGAGAACCCGGAATATACCAAGCACCCGGCGACATGGCTTAACGGACAGTGCTGGACCGATGAACCGGCAATGAAGGCGATACCGCACAGCCGACCAGCAAACCCGCGTCAACAGATGTGGATTGACGAGTTCAACAAGCAGAACGGACCTCTCCATGAACCAGATAGCGACAACGGATCATTACTGGACCTTGGCGACTGCGAAGGACAAAGCCGCAGCAATGGCGGGCCTGTCCGTCTTGCCTACGCGCGCTCTCGCTAACCCGGAGGCTGAGAAGATGGCTTATCAAATGGCACTGGATGGCGTCACAAAGCACGGGCTTGATACCGCTGTCAAAAACATAATGGCCGGTGCGCTTGGTCACGGATGGATGCCATCACCTCCAGAGCTTCGCATTCAGATTGATGAAGTGATGCGCCCGATCAAGGAAGCTCGCGCCCGCGACCAGAAAGAACGCCGTATCCTCGAAGATCAAGCCAAGGATCGAAAGCGGCGCGGCATGACGCCGGAACAGCGCCAGCGCGCGAACGAGAAGTGGCAATCAGCACGAGCCGCAATGAAAATGCAGACCGAGGAAGAAAACGCCTATGAGGCGGCGATCTCACGCCTTCAGGCCGCGTCAGAAACCAACGGCAACGATTTCAATCTCGACAGAATAACGAACGCGAAAACAGGACCGTTCAAGCAGGTAGGGAGGGTACAGTAATGGTTGTCGCAGCCTATTCATCCAGAACCGAACGCGCAGCCCGCGCTTATATCGCCAAGAAGGCGGCAGAGCAGAAGGCTATCGAGGACGCGAATAAGCCTGTCCAGATCGAGACACAGTCAGAGCCAGAGCGTGAACCAAGCGCTGTTGAGCTGCTCGCAATGGAAGCCGTTCGTCAGTTTGAAGAAACTGGAGAGATCAGCGCGGAGATACGGACGCATAACATTCCAGTGAGGGAGATCATCAAGGCTGTCTGTCGAGGCACAGACTTCACGCCAAAGGACATTATAGGTCGTGGCCGGAGCTATCCTGTCAGAGATGCACGACAAAAGGCTATGTGCATTGCTGCACTGGCCAAGCGGCAGTCTCTCATCCTGCTAGGTCGAGAGTTCAAGCGCGATCACACGACGATCCTTTCCGCGCTCGAAAAGCACGGTATCAAGCGTGAACCGATCCGGAAGAAACGCATTCTCACCGACGATGACTTCCTCGAAATTCTCCAAATGCGAAAGCAGGGAATGGGCAGACACAGGATTGCCAGTCTGATGCAAATGGGTACGGCGCGAGTAGACGCAATTCTGAGTGGGAGAGAGGGCGTAGTTATCCAGTCACATGTTGTCGAGCTATTCGATCAAGGACACGACACTTACGACATCGCCCAGATCATGGGTCTGACCGAGGCACAAGTTTGTCAACGACTTCACCAAGCACGGGAGCGCGCCCGCTATAATCGTACCAAGAGGGCGGCATGAACGAGTTCGCAGCCTATACGCGTGAAGTTTCCGGTGGTTGGTGGGCAATGCTCCGCTTCGCCCGCGACGGCAGGCCGAAGCCAGTTATGGGAGAGGGAGACAAGCCTATTGTGTACCGATCCAAGCTAGAAGCCACAGAACGGGCGCTACAAGACCTTCTCGCCTATATGAACACCGAATACCTACGCTGCGGTGAAACAGCGTCAGCGGCCCGTACAGAGGCGGAGAAGCTATTCCCGTCACTCCAGCCGATACGGAGGAACGGGAAGGTGATCGAAGTGACAAGGAAGAGGGCGGCAGCATGAGCGACAACGTGAACCGTCCGCGTCATTACACAGCGTCAGAAACTGGGCTGGAATGCATCGACGCGATTGAAGCCGCCCTCACGCCAGACGAGTTTCGCGGGTTCTGCAAGGGAAACGCTCTAAAATACATCTGGCGCGAGCGTCACAAGGGCAAATCAACCGAGGACTTGGAAAAGGCTGCTTGGTATTCAAACCGTCTGGTTGAGACCATGAGGAAGAAGGCGAGGCTTGATCGATGACAATTGACCCTCGTGTTTATTCGATATGCGCAGAGTACGGCATCAGGATCGTGGATGCTCACCGATACCCGGATATTGGCGAAACACGGGCGGTCGCCACACTGGACCGGATACTGCGCAACCATGGGGAAGGTCATTTCCGCTTGGTCATGACCACATTGGCGGAAACGGCCAACAACAAAGCCTGTCTCGATGAATTTGGCCTCTGGATGGCTTCAGACATGGTGATCGCAAACCGGGGCCTGATTGAGCGCGATACGTCGGCATGGCTGGAATTATGGGATGCAATACCGCTAGGGCGTCTTCAATTCATCGCCAACGACCTGTCAGGCATCACCCCGCAACGACATGCAATCAGCGGCATGGTATATGAAAGGGTGTTCCGCCGATTTGGACCGAACGCCGAACAACTCGACCTTTTGGACGATAGGAGGACAGCATGACGCCGTTGGAAATAGCTGAACTGTTCATCCGAGGCGCAGAGGTTGACCGGCGGCTGCCACAGACAGCGAAGCCGAAGCAGTTGAAGGCGCAGAGCCTGCCATATGTGCACGACCAAGCCGATCAGAACGGGTGGGGAGCAGAGCGATACCAGGAGGAGCGTGAAGCCTTCTTCCATAGCCGTCTGTCACATGAGCAGGTAGGTGAGTGGGAACGGTGCATGGAACTCATCAAGTACTGCCCAGATGAAGGTCGCCGCCGCTGTCTCTGGAATTGGGCAATGGCGCAGGTGGGAGGTAAGCCATTCGGTCGATGGTGCCGCGAACAAGGCTTTCATGTTGAAACGGGGAGAAGGCGGAAAAACCGCGCAGTATTGGAGATTTTTGCCGGTTTCCATCGCAATAACGCCCAAAATATCCAAATGGGCAGTTTCGACGTGTTGCATGTTGCACCGGAAAACGGGCATATTCAGGTCACAATCGGAGACCATGCGGACAGCGAAAAGGTGCTGACATGGCGGGATGATTTCTCGCTAACGCACGGTGAAGCCGAACCGGATTTCAGCTGGGCAGAAGCCCGAAACGAAAGACGCCGCCAGAAGTACGCTGAAAGGCGAAAGGCGGCATAAGCGGGTGCAAGTAGCAGGCGACCGAATGTCAAACCGGTTGCCGGGAGGTGCAAATCCCCCACAGCGCCAAATTCCGCGAGAGCGGTAACATGCGTGGGTTCCCCACGATGCCTGACATGGGAACATCTAGCCCGGCACATGCGCCTGATGAAGTGCTGAAATGCACAGAAACGAGAAATCGTCGCGTGGAGCCTCCCAAGCCGGGGAATAACTGGAGGCCTAGGGCATCACCAATTCGAGGCAACGCCTCAACTGAATGCGAGAGCCTATTGGGGTTCGCAACGAAAGGGCGGTCGCTTCAAGCGTGTAGGGGTGAAAATCCCCGCCACCCTCGCCAATAGGGTAGCCACTTCGGTGGAGCAAGTAACACGAGGCGTCGATACACGCCTACTCGCAGACTTTACCAGCCCCGCCATTGTGCGGGGTTTTTCATTTTGGGAGCGGCACTCCTTTCACTCATCCCACCGGGCGATGAGGCAATAGCTACACTCGTGGGTGAAGAGCCCAACGCTGGCTGCTCCGGGGTGCGAACCCTGCATATCAACGGCGTGAAGTGGGCAGGCCCGGAAGATACCAACAGAGGAACGGATATGACACCTGATGCCATACCGCAGGATATCTGGGAACTTGCTGATAAAGCCCACAATGCGATGTTGCAGGCAGATACTCACGACGACCAAATAGACATCATCGCATTTGCAGTCCTCGCAGAGCGCATACGGTGCGGCGCACTAGCCAACAAATATCGACACGAAACATCGTCTCTTATGTCCATGCCGCCGCAGAGCGCCGCAGCCGCAGCGATAGAGCGCGCAATTCTTTCCGGGGAACCCATATGAACCGCAGACGCTTCCTTTCATTCCTCGGCATCGCTCCTGTAGCTGCTGCCGTTCCTGCAATGGCGCTGCCAAGGGCGGAGAAGCCGACCGATATTGTGCCGCTGGACGAAATACACACCAACATGAAGATGGCTTATGGCGACGGCACTGAGTTCATATTCCCGGTGAGTATGCCGAAACATCAGTTCGACCTGATCATGGCGAACGCCCGCAGCCAGCCACTTGCAGGGTGATCTGACCATGCCCAAGCCCATCCAGTTCATGCAAGCCACATGGCAGGACATCGTAGGATCAAGGCATCTCCATCTCGCAGCAGTCATGCGCGGCAACATGGATATAGCCGATGAAATCCGAGACCAGATGCATGCCAGCCTAGACGCATACTTGGATCACCAGACCGAGGCAGCAGTAGCAGCAGAGCTTAAGGCGAAGGGGTAGAGGATGGCCGATAGGCGAAGAGCGCACAGGCCAGACCGAGATACAGCACAGCCCTATAGGCAATGGTACAAGACCAGCAGATGGCAGAAGCTTAGATGGTCCATCCTCGTCCGCGACCTGTTCACTTGCCAGATGTGCGGTGTGATCCTGAGAGAAGGTAGATCGGAGAAGGGCGCGACCGGGTTAAGACCCGCAGTATGCGACCATCTGATACCACACAAAGGCGATGAGGCTCTGTTCTTCGCAGACAGTAACCTATGGGCAGTATGCGATAGCTGCCACGATGGAGCATGCCAGTCTATTGAGCGCCTTCACCATCGAAGCCCTGACCTGATCCGACGCAAGAAGATAGAGCATCGCATTGTCGGGCTGGATGGATATCCAACCGCTCCCAAAGATCGATGGGTTGATAGAAACCTTCATATTTGACCGCTGACAAGCATTTGGCGCGTTTGGCTGTAATGTATGCCGAATGTCGCTAATCGCTCTATGTGGCCAGATATGAGGCAAACAGCATGGGGCGGGGGAGGTGAAAAGTCTGAGACCTGCTCGGCTGTAGACCCGCGTGCCAGGCATTTACATGCATCTGCAATTCAGAAAAAGGCAAAGGGCTGAAATGGCACGACCGCGAACGCCGACTGCAAAAGCGGCGCTTACCGGCGCTGACAAGGTAAACCCTGGCCGGTTCAAGCCCCGCAGTGAACCAATCACGTCAGGTCGAGGGCTGGGGAAAGCCCCGGATTACCTGCCAAAGACGGCAAAGAAAGCGTGGGCCACATTTGCAGACGAATTGCCTTGGCTGACCTTCGAGGATCGGGGCGCGGTGGAAATCGTCTCCCTTATGAGAGCGCATATTATGGACGGGAATACCGCTGAACTGCCTGCCAGCTTCTTCGGTAACTACCGCATGGCGCTTTCATCGCTTGGTGCAACGCCAGTGGATAGAACGAAGGTCTACCAGCCTCACCAGGGCGAGGAAGACGATCCATTCGCAGAATTTGACGGTAGGGCGCATTGAACTATTCGCAGAAGGCGCATCAGTACGCTCGCGGCGTGGTTTCGGGCGCAATACCGGCTTGCAAGTATGTCTATCAGGCATGTGCAAGACAGTTGAACGATCTGGATAATCCGCCAGCCGGGTATCATTTCGATGCTGTTCGGGCTGATCGGGTGTGCCGGTTTGTCGAGCTTTGCCCTCATATAAAAGGGCCTGCCGCCTCGCGTGGCGATTTAATGATCCTTGAGCCGTGGCAAGTATTCGTCCTGAGCACGGCATTCGGCTGGGTTGATGCAGAGGGAAACAGGCGGTTTCGCCGGGTTTATGTCGAGGTTCCCAGAGGTAACGGCAAGTCGTCGTTCTCGTCTCCGGTTGGTCTTTACATGCTGGCGCTGGATGGCGAAGCCGGTGCAGAAGTCTATTCGGCGGCAACAACCCGCGATCAGGCCCGTATCGTATTCCGCGATGCGCAAGCCATGGCTCGCAAGATGCCAGGATACCGCAATCGTTTCGGTGTTGACGTAACGGCGCAAGCAATTGTGCAGTTGAAATCCTCAAGTGCATTCAAGGCGCTTTCGGCGGAGGGTCACACTCTGGATGGTCTGAATATCCATCTGGCGATAGTGGACGAGCTTCACGCTCACAAGAACCGCGATGTTTATGACGTGCTGGAAACTGGCCTCGGCAAGCGTCCGCAGTCGATGCTTTGGATGATCACCACGGCGGGCAGCAACAAGCACGGTATCTGCTACGAGGTGCGGAAGTTCGTTCTGGATGTTCTGGCCGGTCACGTAAGCGGAGAGGCCGCCGAAGCCGTATTCGGGATCATATACACCATTGATGAGGGCGATGACCCCTTTTCAGAGGAGACTTTGCGCAAGGCCAACCCGAATTGGGGTGTCTCGGTCGATCCGAAGATTGTCATGCAGACGGCGGCAAAGGCACGCCAGGTGGCAACGGCGAGGGCGAATTACCTCACCAAGCACCTGAATGTCTGGGTCGATGCCAATTCGGCGCTGTTCGACACCGAATGGTGGCGGAAATGCGAGGATCGGACGCTGGATGAGGCAGATTTTACCGAAGATGAATGCGTCATCGGCCTTGATCTCGCCAGCAAGATCGATATCGCAGCTCGCGTGAATACATACCGCAGGTTGATTGACGGGAAGGCACATTACTATGTTTTCCCGCGTTTTTACCTACCACGGGTTGCAATTGATGAAGATCGTCATCCGATGTATCGCGGATGGGAGTTGCAGGGTGATATTACCGCGACGGTCGGTGAAACAATCGATTTCAGCATCATTGAGGATGACATTCGGGCAGAAGCGCCCAGCTTGAACTTGCAGGCTGTTGCTACCGATCCATGGCAGGCACAACAGATGATCCAGAACCTCAAGCGGGATGGAATGCCAGCGGAGGAATACCGGCAGACTGTGGCAACCATGAGCGAGGCGACGAAGACGCTTGATGCTCTTATGCGCGAAGGCCGCATTCATCATGCCGGCAATGCAGTAATGAACTGGATGATTGGCAACGTGGTCGGGCATTACGACGCGAAAGAGAACGTCTATCCGCGCAAGGAAATGCCACAGAACAAGATCGACGGAGCGGTAGCGCTCATAATGTCCCTCGGTTGGTTCATCCAGCAAGAGGCCGAATATGACGGCATAGACGATTACTTCAAGAGCTTGGCAGGTGCAGCGTGAACCTATTGCGAAAGATGCTGAATGGTTTCGTTGGCGATACGCCTGTAAAGCGGAACCTGACCGTTCGTGAACCTGACGCTTGGTATCCAGCGGACAGCATCGGCGGTGCGGGTGAGGTCATCACCGAACGCAATGTTCTGGCGCTTTCGGCTGTCTGGGCGTGTGTTAACCTGATTTCCGGCACGATTTCGTCACTGCCTTTGATGGTTTATCGGACCAACACTGACGGATCGCGTGAGCCTGCAAGCGATCACCCGCTCTACAACGTTCTGCACGACAGCCCGAACTACGACCAGACAGCAGTTGATTTCTGGGATTTCATGGCGGCTTCCGTGGAGCTTTGGGGCAACGCTTACGCACGGGTCACTCGGTCTGACAAGAAGGTGAAGGTTATCACTCCTATTCTTCCGGCGCTCATGAGCGTTCAGAAGAAGACGGATGGCAGTCTGGTCTATCGATGGACCGAGGACGGTAAAGCAAACGAAGCGACGGACCGCGAAATCCTGCATATCCGGGGATTTGGTGGCAATCCGCTGGGTGGTGCATCAACACTTTACTTTGGACGCCGGACGTTCGGTCTCGCTCAAGCTGCTGACCGCACAGCAGGGTCGATGTTCCAGAACGGTCTTCGCCCATCAGGCGTGCTCAAGTTCGAGAAGTGGCTGACAGAGGAACAGCGCGAGCTGGCAGAGCAGAGGCTTGCATCAAAGATCGGCAGCGGAAACGCTGGGAAGCCCGTCGTGCTTGAAGGCGGAACCGAGTGGGAGCAGCTTACTATTTCGCCAGAAGATGCCCAGATGCTGGAAACGCGGGCTTTCTCGGTTGAGGAAATCTGTCGGTTCTTCGGCGTCCCGCCTCACATGGTCGGCCACACTTCGAAATCGACCAGTTGGGGATCGGGTATCGAGCAGCAGACCCTTGCATTCCAGAAGTTCACCCTTCGCCGTCGTCTGAAGCGTATCGAACAGGCGCTCGAAAAGCAGTTGCTGACGCCAGCGGACAAAGCCGCCGGGATCATCATCGAATTTAACCAGGAAGGGCTTCTGCGCGGCGACAGCGGCGGTAGGGCGAAGTTCTACCAGCAGATGACCGCTATCGGTGCCATGACCATCAATGAGGTCAGGTCTTTGGAAAACTACCCGCCGGTTGAAGGCGGTGATGTCCCGCGTATGCAGATGCAGAATGTTCCGATCACCGATGCTGGTGAAGACCGAGAACTGACGCCACGTCAGACCGACAACGAGGAATAAATCTCGATGAAAACCAAAGACTTTGCCCTACAGGTTAAAGACCTGTCGGAAGACGGCACCTTTACGGGTTACGGCTCGGTCAATGGCAACGTGGACAGCTACGGCGAGCGCGTCATGCCGGGTGCCTTCGCCGGTAGCCTTGCGAAACACAAGCGTGAGGGAACCAGTGTTCTCATGCTGTGGCAGCACAACCCGAATGAGCCGATTGGTATCTGGGAAGACCTTGCGGAAGATGCAAAGGGCCTCTGGGGCAAAGGTCGCCTTATCATGGAAGTGCAGAAGGCCCGTGAGGTCCATGCACTCATGAAGGCGAACGCAATCGGCGGGCTGTCTATCGGCTACCGCGAGATCAAGGCAACGCCCGACGGCAATGTGCGCAACCTGGAGGAACTGGACCTGCGCGAAATCTCGCCAGTGTCTTTCCCAGCCAACCGCCGAGCCCGTATCGAAGCAGTGAAATCCGAACGCATGGAAGAGTTCGCCCGCCGTCTGCGCGATGGCGATCCCATGCCTATCAAAGAGTTTGAGGACATCTTGCGTGAGGCAGGGGTTCCAAAAAGCATGGCCACTCAGATTGCCTCTGTTGGCTATGCGAAGGCCGCTCTGGGTGAGCCAGAGGGCGAAAAGGCAGATGACGCAACCGCCTTCCTGACTGCGTTGCGCGGTTAAATCCAAACCTCTTTGTCCAGAAAGGACATTCCCATGAGTGAAGTTAAAACAGCAGAGCAGCTTGCTCTGGAGGTCAAGGCTGACTTCGAGAAGAAGTTCGATACCGTGAAGGAAATCGCTGAAAAGGCCGTGGCGGAAGCCAAGAAGAACGGCGACCTCAGCGAAGGCCTGAAGGAGAAGGCCGACGAAAATCTGCTCGCCATGAACGAACTCAAGGCTCGCCTTGACGAGTTCGAGCAGAAGGCGGCCCGTTCCGGCGGCGAAGGCGACCGTGAAAAGTCCATTGGCGAACAGTTCGTTGAGAACGACAAGGTCAAGGAATTTCTCGGTCAGGCGAACCCTCGCGGTCGCATCGACATTCAGACCAAGGCCACGCTTACCACGGCAACCACGAACGCCGCTGGTTCCGTTGGCGCCGCGATCCAGACCACTCGCCTTCCGGGCATCCTTGAACTGCCCCAGCGTCGTCTTACGATCCGTGACCTGCTTTCGCAGGGCCAGATGGACGGCGGTTCGCTGGAATACGTCAAGGAAAAGGGCTTCAACAACAATGCCGCTCCGGTGGCTGAAGGTGCTGCAAAGCCTGGTTCTGACATTCAGTTCGAACTTGTGACGACCTCTGCCAAGGTCATCGCGCACTGGATG